TTACGGGGTGTCGGTCAGGACGATGACGCCCTCGGGGTGCAGCAGGCCGATGTCGTATCGGCAGGTCACACGGATAGCCTGCTCGTCGTATTCGGCGTAGCGCTCAGAGAGCAGCGTCACGGTCGGCGCGATGTCGCGGGCCACGGCGATCTCGTCGGTCTTGGCTAGCACCAGCTTGCCGGTGGGTAGCTTGTTGGTGACGGTCAGCGGAATGCCGAGCAGTCGGAACTCCGGGCCGGCGTGCAGGTCGGCCTCGAGCAGATACCTACTCGACGTGCCGGACTCCTTGAGCTTGCGCAGCGAGATGAAGTCCGCGCCGGACATGAACCAGCGATTCGGGGCGACCTCGGCGGCCACGGCCAAGCCGATGGCGTCGAGCAGCGTGTCCGGATCGGCGACGTCCCACGCGCTGGTCTGCACGCCGGCTTGATTGATGACGCCGGTGATCGACGCGTCGGTGCCGTCGCCGGTCAGTAGCGCGGTGTCGAGCTTGCTCGACACGTCGGTGACCAGTCGGGCCTTCAGCGTCGCGTCGAGGCCGATCACGGACTGGCGCAACAGTTCGTTCGAGAATCGGATCAGCGTCTTCAGGCTGGTCCGGTCGGACGGCATCAGTGCGACCTCGCCGAAGGTGACATCAGCTTCGGGGATCAGCTCCGACTCGCCGACGAACCCGACGTTCGCACCCGCGGTGAGCTTCGGGATGCGGAGCGGACCGGCGGTGTCGAAGATGCGTACACCGCTGGCGAGAACGACGCTGGCAGCCTCGAGCGGCTCGACGAGCAGCTTGGCCACCTGGGTCTGGATGAGCTGCGGATTGGCAGCGGTCGTTTCAGACATGGATATCTCCTGGAAGAAAGCGATTCGGGAAAACCGTTCGTCTCCAGGACTTGGGCGGCGTTCACCAGGAACGTGCAGATAATCATAGGTGGTCTATACGTTCCGCGCGAAGTCGAACGTCTTCTCAGGCTCTCGCGCGCAGCATCGCGGCCAGATCGACAGTCTCGGAGGTCGATCCTGTGGCACCCTGCCCGATGTCGCCGACTGGGCGGCGGCTTGCCAGGTGCGGCTTGGCCGTCAGCAGTCGGTCGATCGCGATTCCGAGCGCGACGTCGTCGTCGAGGTGGGCCTCGTCGAACGGCAAGTCTGACGGGTCGGCCAGCCTCCCGGTGGCGCGTACCAGTTCGGTATGCAGCCGTTGTGCGAGAGTGTCGGCGCGCTGCGCCCGCTGGCGATATCGGCCGTTTTCCTGGCGCAACTTCTCGACGTACTCACGGTCGAACGTGTCGACCGCGTCTTCCCCTGTCTCGACGACGGTGTTTTCGGGACCGGGTTCGGGGTCGACGGTGTCGATCTCGTCAGGCTGGTCGACGGTTTCCTCAGGCATCGACGTCTCCTATCTAGCTGTAGTTGAGAACAATTCGTGGTTGACAGTTGCATCCCGGATGCCGCTGGAATGGGTGGTCCTTGGGCCAGACGCGACCCTCGCGCCACCACCATCGGCACAGCTGGCAGGGATCACCATCCATCTGTCGGGTCCACCCTTCGACGATTCGGTGTGACTGCATCGCTTCGACGGTCGCGTGTTGTGCGCTCGCAATGGGCTCGGCCCGTGCGAGTCGCGAGAGCTGCATGGCGATGTCAACGCCCGGTGTCGCAGCCTGGATGGTCTCGACTGCCCGTAGTAGCCGCGCCGTGTCGTCGGCGGGCGGTACCCCACTCACGGTGGCCGGACTGCCCGTTTCGGCCTCGATCTGGGCGGTTAACGCTGTATCGGCGACACCGACGACGGCCGCGTTTGCGCGTGCGATGACGACCGATATGCGCCAGCGGAGTTCGTTGGCGTCGATCTCGCCGCGGAGAAACTTGTCCCACAGATCGAGAACCGCGGCCTCAGTGGCGTCGGCGGCGCCGAGCATCTTTTCTTGAAAATTCTTCACGACGAGTTGGGCGGTCATGCCGCACCCCCTGTAACGAGTTGGGCGAAGTTGATCCCGGCGACATCGAGAGCCTCGGCGCGGCGAGCGGTGCGAATCTCGGCGATGTCGTCGTCGGAGTAGCCGAGGCGCTTGAGGGCGAATGCCTGCGGTAGCAGACCGGCGGCGAACAACTTGGTCACCGCGTCGGCTTCCTGTGCAACACTCCTGGTCGCGGCGTCGGCCCAATGGACTCGAACATTGACGGACGCCGGGTCGACCCCGTCGCGGACCGCAACGATCAGGCGGGCCACTTGTTCCCACGCTCGCCCGAACGTGGCTTGGCGGGCTTCCGCGCGGGCGGTCAGAGAGGCTTCTGCGGCACGCATCGCGTCCGCGCTGGCCGGGTTGTCGGTGAAGATGCCAACGTAGTGAGCTGGCAACGTGCTGACCGCCATTATCTGCCCCAGTAGCACGCGCACGCTGGCCTCATAACCGGCCAAGTCGGCGGCTTCGAGCTGACCAAACTTCGCATCGGCCTGCTCGCTGACCATGGCGCGTGCGCCCTCGGGGATGGGGTTTACCTCGGTCGTCACGGGGTCGTCGTTCTCGTCGAGGACCGGGTTGCCGTCTTCATCGAAGACCGGCTCCTCGGTCAGTTCGATGCCGGTAGCCCAACGCCGGGGCCGGCCCACGTACTCGCTGGTCACCATCATGTCGGCCAGGCTCTTGTTGAGCGCATCGCAGAGCGGCATGAGATCGTCGATCTCTGAGGTTCCGCGGGCGTCGAGGATGCGGTCCCCGTTGCGAAAATCGACGACAGGGACGACGCCGAGCGGATTGGACAGCGTGTCGACCAGTTCGAATCCGGTGATCGTCGCGCCGGTCGTCTGCGCCCTCCAGCGGGTGATCGCGGTGGGCAGATACAGCACCGCCTCGGTCGTTTTCGAGGTCTGCCAGCGCTTCACCGCCGCCGTGATCTCGCGAGTGCCGGGATCACGCTGGACGGCAACCTGTTTCGCCGATTCGACGGTCACCTTCGGGCGGCCCTGCGGGTCAGCCCACACCATAACGAAACTGTCTCCGAGCAGCAATGATTCACGGTGTACGACCCCAGAGAGCTGGTCGAGATCGTTACGTAGCCAGTCGGTCCAGAGTTCCGCGCCGGTGAAACCGACTACACGCAGCCGCTCGGCCAGCGCAGTGACCGCGAGCTTCGGGATGTTCGAGGCCATCACGCCGAGCCGATTACCAAGGGCGAGCTTGGCCTCGGGCGACAGGAACGCAAGCGGTTGCGAGCCGCTGTAATACTGGTCGAGCGTGGTGTAGCGAGCGGTGGGTTCGTCGAGCTTCTCGAGCATGGCTTTCAACAGTTCACTCATGATGTAAAACTCCTAGTTCTCTTACGTTGCTTGTTGTTTCGGTGCCAGGCGGCGCGATCGAACGCGACGATGGCGGCGACCGCAGCGTCGATCTTCTTGGTCGAGTTGCGCTTGTCCTTCGACACGAGGTCCCCCATCGGCGTGCGTTTCGCGACGCAGTGGGCCATGTGGCTGGCCAACTCCGGGTCTCCGCCGTGGGTAACGGTCTGCTCGATGACGGCCTGGTAGAGCCGGTCAGTCGCCGGGGCCATACGCGCACCGTGGGCGGTGTTCCACTCGACCACCCGCTTCTCGCCGTGGCGTTTCGCCCATTGCTCGATCTCGCTGCGCCAGCCCCAGGGGTCGCAGGCGAGTTCGATCACGTCGTACTTCGCGAAGGCGAAATCGACCGCATCGCTGACCGTTTCGCGTGGCACGCGCCAACGCGGGTCGCCGGGGTTCTCCCAGATGCCTTCGACCCACAGATACCCATCGAGGGTGCAGCCGACCAGCGCTGTGCTGTCGCCGGACGCCGAGCCGTCGAAGGCCAGCACAATGCGTTCACTCGGTGCGACGGTGCGTGTCGTCGTCTTGCAGGCGTCCCACGCTCCCCACGGCAGCCACGCCTCGACGCCCGACACCCACTGGCCAAGACGCAACTGCCGGAATACCGGCTCTCGCAGCGTGCGGCGCGCGGCGGCCAGGCCGTCCTCGGCGAGGAACGGGTTTTCGCAGCTCAGTGCCGGGTTGGCCGCGTGCCAAGCCTTTCTGTCGTCAGTCGCGCAGCCATCGGGCGCGCCGAACTCGCGGAGGTAGAAGGCTGGATCGCCACCAGTACGACCGTGCTCGACCAGCCGCCACATAACGGAGTCGGGCGACGCTGCCGGGGTGCTGATGGCCAGCGTCAGCGACTCAGGCCGCTTTCCACTCATGGAGGTGACCGCCTCCCAGACTGCCTCGGTGACGACGTGCAGCTCATCGACGATGAGCAGTGACGGGTCGTGTCCGTGCAGCGCGCCAGGTTCGGCGGGCAACGGCAGCAGGGTGGCGTCGTTTTCCGGCAGGTAGAGCCGGTCGGCGTAGACCTGGACCCGCTCGGCAAGTTCGGGGTTCAGCTCCACCATCCGCTTGGCGTACCTGAGCGTGATGTTGGCCTGGCGCTGGTCCGATGCGACCACCAGTACCTCGGCTGACGCGTCGCCGACGAACAATTCGGCGACCGCAAGTGCCGCGGCAAGCATCGTCTTGCCGTTGGCACGCGGAATCGAGACCAGCGCGGTCCTGATACCCGGCGCGAACGACCCGTGGATGATCTGGCGCTGGAATTGGCGCAGGTTGAATGGCTGGTTAGCACCGTGGCCGCGCGGTGTGATCAAATGCTGCTCGATGAACCGCATACGACGCTCGGCGCGGTCGGTCGGATAGCCAGCCAGGTCCAGTGGCGGCGCGTCGATAATGCCTTTCGGTCCTGCCCTCATGAGACAATCTCTCCGTGAGTGACGAGCCGGGCTGGACACCGGAGCAATACGATTCCTCGCGGGACGCGCTTGCCTATCTGAACGTCCACTTTCAGCAGCTCAACGACGCGGTTACTCCCGAGCAGGTTATGCAGACTCTCATCGATGAAACGGGTAGCTCGACGCGGGCGCTTGCACATCTGGTTGCGGGGATGGCGAACATCGCCCACGTCTTGATGCTGATGCGCTTCAAGGAGACTGAGGTTCTGCCCTCCCAGACCTTTGAGGAGCTCGGTCGGATATTCACACCCCCGGGTGAGTGACCGAAACTTTGCCTTGCCGACCGGTCGGACTGACCTCTCCTGGGGTGCACCCCGCAGGCCCTCAGCGAAGCGCTGGGCGACTCTCAGCCGTTTCCGAGCACCAGGGCCTGGGCGTCGCGCCAGCGTTGAACTCAGGCGATCCACGACCTCGAGCGCCTCAGCCAGCGTCACGCGGTCGCCACGCCGTCCGTTGCACGAGCGGCACAGCACCCGGCAGTTCTCGATCGCATAAGCCAGCTCGGGGCACGCCACAACAGGGATGATGTGGTCGGTCGTGAGGTCGAACGTCGTGTTGCACTCCTCGCAGAACGGCGACGCGCGACGCAAACGCTTCGATAGCGCTTTCCACTGAATGTCGTTGCGCCAGGCCACGTGATCACGGTTAGTGCGCGTGTCCTTGAGGCGATGTTCAGGGCAACGGTTGCGGTCGCTGAGCTCTCCGCAACCCGCTGTTACGCAAGGCTTGAGCGTCATGGTTCATCACACCCTCAGCAGCATCAGCGTCGAGCCAGCACGGCGGCTGGTCAGCCCGGCGTTGGAATCCTGGCGATAGCCCTGCACGTGGTGCGCAACGTAGAGCGTGCTGGCATAGCCGGGTGTGGGCTCGATGGACTCGCCGGGCACCGCCTGCTGCGTGGTCGCGATACTGATGGTCGCACCGCCACCCCAGCTCACCAGCGTGTAGCCGAGCAGCGGCACGTCGACACCGGCGTTCGCTCCACCGAAGGTCACGTCGTATTTACCAAGTCCGCCCGACGCGACGGTGACGCCGTCGAGGTTGGCCAGCGCGTTGAGCTTGGCCGCGATGTCGCTGGTGCTGGTGTTCGTGGCGTTGATGGTGGCGGTTGGTTGACCGTCGAACGTGAGCCTGAACTGATCCGGCCAGGGCGAGCCGCTGATCGTGATGCGCTGCTTTTCAGGCGTGCCCGGAAGCGTCCCGCCGGGCACCTCGGGCACCCATGGCCCTTCGATCGGTAGGACGATCAGGTCGTTGGCCTCGATGGGATCGAGGGTCTCGCCGGTGTCGGCGTGGACCGGCCTGGTCGGAAGGTAGAGCTCGGTCCACGCTCGCGGGGTGTTCTCGTCGGCGGCGACATCGTCGCTCTTGACGGTGGCCCAGCCGTGGCACCGGAACGGCGTGCCCGGTGGTGGGACGTCGTATACGACGGGTGGCCCGGCGCTGACGTAACGGCGGAGGTAGGCGATTTGTCGGGTCGGCATCTTCATCGTCAGTCCTCCAGATGGGCGGGATGATGGTGTGGCCAGGGGCACGCAGGGGCGTGAGGCAGCGTCGGCACCCCGGCCTGCCGTAGTGCGTTGCAGTCCGGGCAACGGTCGGGGTAGGCCGGGCCGATCACGTCGAGATGATCGAGGCACCGGCGCAGGCGTCGCTGCTCTGGTGTCCAGCAACCCGATGTACAGATCAGGCACATGTGCCGGCAACCCTCACACTCACCGCCGTAGGCTTCGAGCTCGCCGGGGTCGGTGAGCGTGCCACAACGGGGGCAGGGCCACTCGTAGATGACAACGCTCAACAGTTCATTGGCTGCTCGCATTTCGTCATCGTCGAAAAGTGGATTCAT